TGATCACTTCGGTGCTGATGCTCCCGCTGTTCTGAATGCTTACAGCTGCAACCTGGAAGACAGCCTCATTCAAAGCAATGAGCAACTCCAGCAAGCTGTTGGTCTTCTTCAAGAATTGGCTGATGAGCATCGTGCTTATGAGAAGATCCTGACTGATCCTGATGTGCTTGCTGATTACACCTGTGAGTTCTTCGGTGAAAATGGTCCTTATCCCATTCCCGATGAGGAAGTGGGTTATGGTCAAGCCCCTCAAATGATGCAGGCTCCTCAGATGCCTCAGGCCGCTCCTCAGCAGTACATGCGTCCCGAGATGCCGGTTCCTCCTCAGCCCCAGCCCCAGGGCAATCCTGCTGACTTCTGGAACAGCTTTGGCAACCTTGCTGATCGTGACCCTGCTAATGCCTGGCGTTATCTGAATGCTGCTCAGCAGAACCCTGAAGTGTTCCGCAGCAAGATGCTGGTGATGGAGTGATCTTGTAAGTAATAATTACAAGTTGTAAAATAAGGGGTAGTGATGACTGCCCCTTTTTTATTTAATAAAAACCATGATGATGAATAGCAAGAAGAAAGAGCAGCGAATGGCTGGTGATCGCATGGCCTTCGGTGCTGGCAATATTACCGGTCCTGGTGAAGAACGTCGTCAACCCGAGCAAGTGCAGATTGGTGATCCTCGCGGTCAAAGTCAGATGATGCCTCAAGATCTTGCTGGTGGTTACCTCAACCTTGCAGTTCCTGGCTCACCTCTTGGTCAGATGGGTTTGATGTCTGGTATTGCTGCACGTAATGCTCAGATTACACAAGATGCTATCCAAGCTCAACAACTGCAACAGTTGATGGCGATGCAAGCAATGCGTGGTCAACTGCCTGTTGGCATGATGCCACAGCAACAACAACAAGGTTGATCCATGGCAAAGTCAGCGAAAAAAGCCAAAAGAAAAGCACAGCTTCGTAAAGAAGATATGATGCTGCAAGCTGCTATGCAAGCAGAAATGATCCAGCAGGCTGGACCGATTGATCCTGAGATTCAGGCTCAACAAATTGCGATGCAAGTACCAACGGTAAATCCATATGGACGGATGGGAACAGTTCCTCCAAATGTCTACGATTACGATAATCGTGTTAGTGGTTATGTTGGTATGCAGCCTGTATTTAATCCTGAAGCTTGATTATTAATTGCTATAAATAAACCTCTGGTATAATTTTAAGTAATGGGGCCTAAGGTCCCAGGCCAGCAATGGCAGAACCTTGAAAACTTAATAAGTTTCTAGAACATGCTATTGCTGTCCTGGACCAATAGGGGTCCAGGTATCAGCTAAACTTTACGCTGAATTTAAAATGTTTATTGATAACGACTTCCCTAAACTTCTAGGTGCAGAACTGTACCGTCCCCATCCAGCCTATATTGTTGAGATGGCGTGCGAGCCGGTTGAATTACAGCCGCCTTTTTGAGTAATCAAAAAGTGAAAACCCGGTGAATTGCTGGAAACCCTTCTTTTAGGTTTAAACCCTACAACGTAATTGGTAACGATAAACGTGAATGGTTAAAAAGTTTAAACTATGGGGCAATCAGCAGCCAAGCCCCCTGGGGACAGGGGGAAGGTTCAACGACTAGGACATACTATCCAGAACGGATAATGAAGTCCACTAGCGCCGGGGTTCCCAATGGGATTTGTATAGATTTAGTTTACGCTGCAGTGCCAATTCAGTATTTTCATAAATAGCCTGAATTGCAGGAGCATCTTTAATGTAACCAGGAATTACATATAAAGGATCACCTGACTCCAAGATTTCGGTTTTAATTGGTAACTTAATATTACTAATTTCTTTTATCATCTCTTGAAGTTGCAACGAAAATTCAGCAGAAGCTGTGCAAACTTTAAAGCGACGTTCACCAATTGATCCGTCACCGTCCCAAACACCTCTTATAAAATCACGTTCAAAACCTTGAAAATTATTTTTAACTTTTAAAGTTTTAGATTTATTAGGAGTTATGCCGTGTTTCATTAAATCTTTTACCATGTTTACGCGACTAAGGCAAAGAGATTTTTGTGGAGCACAATCTACTCCGTTAGTTTTTGGGTAACGCATTCGTAACCTGGGCGCGTCTTTTCCAAGATATTCTCGAAATTTTTCCAAAATATCTTGATCATTTAGCTTTAAAGCAATGCGAACAGCTGTAAGCCGTGGGCTTATATTACCGTCAGCAGCAAGTAAACCAAGGAAATATGCTTTATCTGGTGAGTCGATTGACTCAAAATAGCGTTCATCATAGTTTTTAAAATGATAAACGCTTCCATCTTTTTTAAACCTGTTTCCGGTTTTTTCAAAATAAGACTTAATTCCAAGCCTTTTGCGTTCATTGTAAAAAGCGACCATAGATACGCCAAGAAAGTTGGCAGCTTGTTTGTCGCTCATTTGAGAAGTCAATTCTTCAATGACACTTTGATCAGGCTTAAATGTCTTAATCCTTCCCATGGGAACAAGAGATAGTCTGTGGATTGGAGATGAGAAATCCAATCATGGATTCCTACAAAGGAATCATAGCATGTGTTGTGCACGATTTCACAAAACAGCCAGGCCAGACTGTACAGTTGGACCGTTACCGTTTCTTCGGTAATCCTGGCACTAAGACCAGCCGTGAGCGTACCCAAGATCAAACGATTGGTACTGCTAACAGCCGGTCTATTGTTAAGGACAAAGTGTTAGTTTCGCTTAGGGAATACACGGGTCCCGCTGATCCGAATAACACTAATCTTCCTAGCACCTTCAAAATTGCTAGAGAAACATTGATGACTGCTCAGCGTCTGCTTCTGGACACTGGCAATCTGAACATGTTCCACCAGTCTATTGGTAGTCTCACCCTTTTGGATGACTATCGTCGCTGGCGTGATCGCGTCTTCCTTGATGAACTCTTCAAGGCAGAATCTCGCGGTCAATCCTCCGATACCCAAGGCGGTTATTACTATCCTAATAACAAAGCCAAGACTGGTACCACTACTCTGACTGCTTACTCTGCTACTGAGTATGCTTCAGAGCGCTTCAAGTTCAATGTGAAGACTGACCTCCTCGAAGTGGTCAAAGGTCTTCGTAAGCGTAACGTTCCCGTCTTCGCTGATGGCTACTATCGTTGCATCGCTGATCCCTCCTTTATGAAGGATCTGCGTGCCGATCAAGGCTTCCGTGAAGTGGCGCGTTATCCTGGCATGGGTCAACCTAACCCTCTGATGGGTATGATGGCTCCTAACGCTGCTCTCTACGGTGGCGGCCAGTATGGTCAAGCCCAGTTTGTGGGTGGTGAGCCCGTAATGCCTGAAACTCGGGCCTGTATAGCGTAAGTTATACAGCAAATAGGGTGAACTGCGGGAATGCCTCCAATTAAAATGGCAAATCCGCAGCCAAGCTATCTAGGAATAGATAGAAGGTTCAACGACTAGGAGCCGAGTCCAGACCGGACAGTAATGCTCCCACGAGTGCCCTACTACTTAAATAAACATAACCATTTTTCAGCTTCAACTTTTTTACGTTCAATGTAAACTGAAGCATCTTGATAGGTCCATTTTAAAATTAGTTTTGGCTTACCGCCAAATGTTAACCTATAAAAAAGTTTTCCTGATTTTAATGTTCTTACCTTAAGAGATGTTTTTATATTGAATTCTTCTAAACACCATTCAGAAACTGTTTTAATTAGTGCTTCTGAACTTACAGTCAAGTTCAGAGCTTTGGTGGAAAATTTAACATGGCCATCGCCATCGATTAAACCACGAAGAAAGTGTCTTCTAAGTTCTTTAGGTAAAAAAGTAGAAATTGAATGTGTTTCAGTTGTTTCACTGATGCCATTCTTAATTAACGATTCTGTCAACTTTCTACTATAAACTAAAAGCTTTTCAGAAGGTTTCTTACCTTCTCTAGATATTGATTCAATTTCACCTTCGTAATTAAGCAAACAAGCAAATCTTTTTAAAACTTCTGAGTCAGGTTTTTGCAATTCAAGTGACATGAATTTTGCATCAGGTTTTAAACTTGTGTGTCCATCAGCTGCCATTAAACCTAAAAAGTAAGCTTTATGTTCTGTATCTATACAGTCAAAAGTTTCAATTTTTAAGTTATTGTATTGAGGATGCGAAACACCTTGACCTGGTAAAAGGACCTCACCAGTTTTTCTATTTTGCTTATTCTTGGTTAGCTTAGTAAAAGAAGGGACTTTATACTTCTTCCTTAATAGATAAAAACTTGAAACAGCAATGTTAAGTTTTTGGGCTGCCAATGTATCTGAATACTGTTTAGCCAAGAGTTCAATAGTTTCTTTGTTGATGCTGAGTTTGATTCCTTGCATTTTAAGTAGATGAGATAGTCTGACCTCACGGGATGGAAAACCGTGAGAACTAGGGGATAAAGAGCCCCTAGGATAACACAGTGAGCGGTTTCGTGTTCGAGGGTGTGCGTTTCTTCGAGTCCACCAACTTCCCTTCCAAGTCCATTACTGTGGACATTGGTGACGGTTCTGGTGCTATTTCTCATGACACGCCACCGGCTCTGTTCTTCGGTCCTCAGTCCGTTGGTGTTGGTATTGGTGGTCCAAACGCTCAAGTCCTCATCAACAACAATGATGACTTCAGCCGTTTTATCATTCTGATCTGGCAACTCTATGCTGGTTTTGCTAATCTGAATAAGGACTTCACCACTGTTGCCTTTACCATTACTGAGTGATATAGGAGGTTAATTAAACAATGGCTACTTACAAATCTGAAGCCGGTGCTATCCTGCAACCCGGCAATCAAATTAACCGACTGTCCTCCTTTAACACCGAAGGTGTTTATGGTTGGCCTGGTATCGAAGCTTATGAGCTGATTGGTTACGCTAAGGTTGAAAACCTGGCTGCTGATAAAGCTAGCTACAAGAGCTTTGATCTGATTATCCCTTCTCCCGATCGTCGTCCTGATGATCGCGTGCGTGATAATCGTACTTCCATGGTTGTGCAAGCTTCTGCTGCACGTCCTGCTTATGTTTACGGTGCTTCTATTGCTATCGGTCAGGACATTCCTGCTGGTGGCGAGCCCGCATTCCCCGCCTCCCCTGTGACCGCTGATCTTGGCGGTACCACTGGTGAGTTCATCCTGTTTGGTCCTGACAACTCCGGTTCACCTTTCGGTGTGCCTGCTACTCAGGCCAACGGTCTGGCTGCTGCTAGCGCCATTACTCCTGCTGCTGCAAGCTCTGCTTGGGCTCAAGGTGTTGGCGATACTACCGTCGGTAACATTCCTTTCTGGACCACCGTTACCACTGGCGGTATTGTGGCTGCTGATGCTGCAGATTCTATGTTCTACAAAGTAACTGCAGACACCACGTTCAAAGCATATAACGTTAATGCTGTTACTTCAACTACTGTTGATGGTGATGGTGTTTTCATTAGTGCCGATGACTCGACTGCTGGTAAAGCTGCTTATATCGTTTGCCGTGTGAACTACCTGCGCCCTGCTGCTCAGGTTTCCTGGAATGACATTCAGGAGTTCATTGACTTTGCTTCTCAGCAAGGCGGCGACGACACCTGATCTTTCTAGATCAATTAAAATGGGGCTGGTCTTAGGACCGGCCCTTTTTTATGTTTGTAGGTAAAGTTTGGTATTGTATTGATAGCTCCTATTGCCTCGATGCTTTATCAATACAAACCAACAGGTTCTCTTGTTGAAATGATCTCCAAACATGGAGATGGAATTGTGATGTGTGTTGACGCTCAAGATGAAGTTCTATACGTTCACGAAGAAGATCTTCAGCCCCATCTTGAAGCAACAACTGAAAAGATTAAAACAGAGGAACGTCTTACTGAATCGTTGAAAGCAGAAGGTGTTAATCCGCCGATTCCTGCCAAGAAAGAGACGTTTCCTGTTGATACTCGAATTAATATTAATACTGCCAGTGCACGTCAAATTGCTGATGCTCTACCTGGCGTCGGCCTAAAAC